GCGGTCGAGCGCGTCCAGTCGTTCGGCTTCTCGTCGGTCCCGCTGCCGCGCGAGGTCGAGGAAGGCGTGGCAGCGGCGGCAGAGGGCATCGCGCTGTTCCTCGGCGGGCAGCGCAACCATCCCGTGGTCATCGGCATGGACGACCGGCGCCACCGCCCGATGGGCATGCAGCCAGGAGAGAACGCGCAGTACGACGACCAGGGGCAGATGACGCTGCTCAGGCGCACCGGGCTGTACCTCATCTCGCTCGATGACGACGGCAGCGGCACGGCGCCGGGCGCGCGCATGCGCAGGGACAAGGACGGCAACAAGACGGGCGAGAGCGAGCCGCAGCAGCGCATGGTCTCGATGCGCCACGTCAGCAAGACGGCCCAGCCGCGCGAGCCGGTCGGCGGGCCGGCGCGCGGGAAGCTGTCGAAGGAGGCGCGCGAGGCGCAGGACCAGGAGCGGCAGAACTACCGGCACGAAGGCGAGAGCGTCAACACCGAGGTCCGCTGCACCAGGGACAGGATCGAGTTCAGGGCCGGCGACAGGGTCGTCGGCTATTACGACAAGGTGTCGGACACGTGGTACTTCACCGGCAGGGTCATCCAGAGCGTCGCAACGGAGCAGATCAAAGATCAGGCTCCACGGATCGACCACAACTGATGCCCGCAGCTCACCGCCACGGCGACCCGAGAACATGCGGCGCGGTCACGGTCGCGGGCGGGCAATCGACCGTGTTCTCCGATGGCGTGCTGTGGGCGGTCGCTGGCGACACCAACAGCCACGGCGGCGGCGCGCTGAATGCCAGCCAGAGCACGGCGCGGTGCGAGGGCAGGGCCGTGATCGTCAGCGGCGACAGCGCGGCGCCGGACAACCTCTGCCCGTGGCCCGGTCCCGGCGGCGCGCACTGCGCCCCAGCGGCGGCAGGCGGCAGCGGCAAGACGTTCGCGGGAGGCTGAGATGGCCGACATCCGATACCTCCAGCAGCTCGACATGCCGGCATACGCCGTCAGCCTCGATTGGCTGCAAGACGACATGAACCTGCTGGCCGAGGGTCTCGACCTCCAGTCGGCAGTCATCATCGCGCTGGGCACCGATGCGCTCGCCCCCGTGGAGCTTGAGCTGCCGGACCCCGACAGCACAGACCGCCGGGGCTGGTGGGGCGACACAGACGCATCGGAGCTGTGGGGCGGCTGGCCAGTCGGCAGCCTGCTGTGGCTGCTGCACCGGGCCAAGATCACCGGGCCAACCTCAAGGTCGGGCTCGACGCTGGCGCAGGTGGACGGCTGGACGCGCGATGCCATGCGCCCATTCGTGGAGAACCGCATCGCTTCACGCATCGACGTGCAGCCGACGACGACCGACACAAATCGCATCGACGTGGACGTGACCATCTATCGCGGGCCGGACCTGGAAATCGAGCTGCGCTACGCAGACCTCTGGGACGAGCTGGGGAGAGCCTGACATGCCGTGGACAACGCCCAACCTAAAAGACGTGCGCAGGCTCACGCGCGACTACGTGCTCAGCCAGCTTGGCGCGAAGGTGATGATCCCAAACAGCGTGCTCCGCATCATGTCGGACGCGATGGCCGGGCTCGCGCACCTCACCATGCTGTACCTCGACTGGCTGTCGAAGCAGCTCCTGCCCGACACCGCAGAGCAGGAATGGCTCGACCGCCACGGCATCATCTGGCTGGTCAACGCAGACGGCTCCAAGGGCCGCAAGGCTGCGACGTTCGCCAGCGGCACGGTCGAGTTCGCCGGCACGGACGGCACGATCATCACGATAGGCGCCGTGCTAAACGGGTCAAACGGCTGCCAGTACCAGACCGTCACCCAGGCCAACATCGGTTCCGGCGGGGCCGGCAGCGCTGAAGCCGCAGCCCTCACCGCAGGCGCCGCAGGCAACCTCGCGGACGGCGAAAGCCTCACGATGACCGAGGCGACGACCGGCATCACCGGCATCGTCACACGCGGCGGCATGACCGGCGGCGTCGAGCAGGAGACCGACGAGCAGCTGCGCGAGCGCATCCTCCAGCGCATCCAGAACCCGGCGATGGGCGGCGCGCAATCCGACTACGTCACCTGGGCGATGCAGGTGCCCGGCGTGACGCGCGCCTGGGCGGCGGCAGAGCAAGGGCCGGGGACCATCACCGTGCGCTTCCTGATGGACGACCTCTACCCGGACAACCACGGTCTGCCGCAGACGACGGATGTCGTCAGGGTCAGCGATCACATCAACGCAATGCGACCCGTCACCGTCATGGACTGCTACGTGCTGGCGCCGGTCCTGTTCTTCTACGACATCACGATCCGCAACCTCACGACCGACGACGCGACAGTGCGCGCGCGCATCGAGGGGCAGATCAGGGACCTGGAGCTGCGGCGCTCCAAGCCAGGGCAGACTTGGTATCGCTCATGGGTCGATGAGGCCATCAGCCAAGCAGTGGGCGAGGAGACGCACGAACTCGACTACGAGACCACGGTGATGCCGGCGCCGGGCTACATGCCATGCCTGGGGACAGTCCTCTACGTGGTCGCGACCGATGCCTGACACCCACGTCACCAGAAGCGGCGACGATTATGCAGAGGCCATGCAGGGGCTTCTGCCGCAGGGACAGGCGTGGCCTCGCGGCGACGACAGCATCCTGATGAAGGTGGTGCGCGGCCTCACGCGCATCTGGGGCGATTTCGAGGTCAGGGCATCGCTGCTGCTGGAGCGCGAGAGCGACCCGCGCTACACGCTGCCGCCGCAAGGCGATCAGCCCGGCCTGCTGCCGGACTGGGAGCGCAACTGGGGTTTGCCGGACCCGTGCTACGACGCGCCGCTGACCATCGCAGAGCGCCAGCTTGCGCTCATCATGCGCATGACCATGGTGGGCGGGCAGTCGCGCCAGTTCTTCCTCGATGTCGCGGCGATGCTCGGCTACACGATCACCATCAGCGAGTATCGCGTCTGGGTCGTCGGCATCGACGGCTGCGGCGATTGCCGCACCATCGGCAGCCTGCCGCCCGACCCGAACCGCGACCAGTGGCAGCGCGAACTCTACGACCCGCGCGCCGGGCATCTCGACCAGGGCGAGATGTCGGCATGGCCAAACTACGGCGTCGGCCCGCCATCCAACCGCTTCTATTGGACGGTGCACGTCGATGCCACGAAGCTCATCTGGTTCCGCTGCGGCTCAGGGCAATGCGGCGTCGATCCGCACCTCTTGATCGGCTCAGCAGATGACCTGGAGTGCCTGCTGGAACGGTGGGCTCCCGCACACACACAGATCATCTTCGACTACTCGGGCATGACGGACGGCGGCGCTATGGCCGGCACACCTTGATGGGAAGGAGCGAGAAGTGAAATACAACCAGCCATACGGCATCACCGACCCGGACGCGCCGTACATCAACGGCAACCCCTCGACCGGAACGATGGGCTCGATCCCGCCCGCGCCCTCAATCGAGCATCCGCAGCGCGAGATCGTGAACGTGATCCAGTACGCCTTCGACAACAAGTACGTCGATCAGAACGGCGCGGTGTGTGCGGCGCCATCGGCAGGCGCGACCGACCAGCTCCTGAAGTCGCTGTTCGGCGTCATGAACTCGCGGCTGCTGCGGGCGCCACAGAACTACTACGTCAACGGCGCGACCGGGAACGACGCCAACAACGGGCTCGGCGCAGGGACGCCGTTCAAGACCATCCAGCGCGCGCTCGATGTCGCGGTCACCTGGAACCAGAACGGGTTTCGCATCACGATCAGTGTCGCGGCTGGCATCTATGATGGGATCGTGCTGCCGCAGTTGAACGGATCGGGCGGGTGCAACCTCGTCGGAGCCAGCACGGCAACCTGCACGATCTCCGGGGTCAACAAGTCGGCCATCGCGCAATACACCCCGAGCAGCGGCTACGACATCAGCGGCTTCGCGCTGGGCTGCGCGGGGGTCGGCGTCCCCGGCGATCATATGTGCGGCGTCCAGCTGTATGCCGGCAGCAACGTGATCCGCAACGTGAAGTTCCTCAACTGCGTCGAAGCCCACATGATGTCCGTTCAGGACGGGACCATCATCCCCGAGGAGGGCATCGAGATCGCCGGCAGCGCGATGTATCACATCTGGTCAGAGTGGAACAGCCACCTGACGAACGCGAGCATGCCGGTCCAGCCAATTCTGACGATCTCGCAGCCGGTCACGTTCAATTACTTCGCGTACTGTAGCGCAGGCTCGCTCCAGGCCATCCTCTACAGGCAGATCATCGGCGCAGCGAACGTGACCGGGGCGAAATTCCTCGTCTCAGGCAACAGCGTCATGGCCACGAACGGATCTGGGGTGAACTATCTCCCAGGCTCAACGCCGGGCGTCATCCAAACCGGAGGGCAGTACCTGTGAACCCCATCAATTGGTATTGGCTCGCGGACGACGGGCGCATCTTCTCAAGCGCCTCGCAGTCGCTGGTCACGGTGGACAATCCCGCCTATGTCGCGTGGTCCCACACCTACCAGCCGACAGCGTGGCCGGTCGATGACGCTGGCGCTCAGACCGACGAGGCATTGCAGGACGTGCTGCGGCCCTACGACATCTACGTCAACCTCGCCTACTACACGGGAGGCGCGCGGCAGAAGAAGATCGCAGGCGACATCGTCGTCAACGGCCTGCCGTTCTCGACCGATCCGCTGACATATGGCTCGCTCAACTCGGCGTACATCTACACCATCGACAAGCAGTCCGACACGTTCTCGTGGAAGCTGCCGGATGGCTCCTTCATCACGCTAAACACCGCCGACATCAAGGCATTGCAGAATGCCGCCAACCAATTCGCGCAGAGCTGCTTCGCCTGCGAGGACACCACGCTGGACGGGATCGAGACGGGGACAATCACCACGCGCGCCCAGGTCGATGCGGCGTTCGCCGCCATCAGCAACAGCTTCACCGGACTGAGCGCCGACGATCAATTGCAGCGGCGGCACATGTCGCGCGCGGCGAAGGCGGCAGCGAAGCAGAAGCTACTGAAGATAAGGTAGAGGGTCAGCGCGATGGCCATCGTCAACATCACCACGCAGAACGATGCGGACTTCTACCGGACGTTCGTCTGGCAGACCGTCGAGGGCAGCCCGATAGACCTGACGGGTGGCGTCATGGAGATGATGTTGCGCCGCCACGCGGAGGACAAGGCAGCGGTGCTCAGGCTCGCCAGCGACAGCGGAGAGATCGTCTACACGGCTCCGCTGCTTGGCCAGTTCACCGTGCGCATCAGCCAGGATGCGCTTGAGCACCTGGGGCTTGGCGACTTCGACCAGTCGAACATCTTCACGCGCGGCGGCTACAAGGTGCGCGTCTGGTCTGGCCTCCTCACGAACAACGCCGGGGCCACCCGATGACCGAGGTCAGCGTCATTCAGGACGACGATACGGTCGTCGTCCAGCAGGACGATGCCGACAGAGTGATCGTGACCCTCGATGCCGAGGTCGAGGTCATCCAGACGCTGGAGCAGGGACCGCCCGGTCCTCCGGGCGACGACGGCGATCCGGGTCAGCCGGGCGAGGATGGACTTCCAGGCGCTCCAGGCACCGCGACCATCGTCGTCTCGGATACGGCACCGGCAGGCGTGAGCGACAACACGCTGTGGTGGAACTCAGCCACCGGCATCTTGTTCGTCCGCTACAACGACGGCAACTCGACCCAGTGGGTCATCGCGACGCCGCAGCCCGACATGTCGCAGTTCGTGCTGACCACGGGCGGCACGATGACCGGCCCGCTCGTTCTCGCCGCCGATCCAACGGCGCCGATGCAGGCGGCGACCAAGCAGTACGCCGACACCAAGGTGGCGAAGACCGGCGACACGATGACCGGCTCCCTCACCGTGCAGGACGGGCTCCAAATCAACTACGCGGCAAGCGGAGCTGCCGCCGTCATCACCAGCAAGCGGGCCGGCGCAAGCCGCTGGGCGATGGAGCTGGGCAACCAAACTCCAGAGACCGGCGGCGACAGCGGGAGCATTTTCGGTCTGAGCGCTTTTACGGACGCTGGCGTCGCCAAAACCGCATTCTCAATGGACCGCTCCACCCTCAGCCCAACCTTCTACGGCAACTACCTTTATCTCGGAAACCGGCCAGCGCTGAGCAGTGGCAATCCGAACTACACGGTCTTGACGACGCCCGACCTGATCAACGCCATCCTGGTGGGCAACACCAACGACAAGAGCAACATCTACCAGAACGACATACACAGCTTCAGGAGCCGGGCCGGCGGCGAGTACGGGTTCATTACCGGCGGCAGCGGCTCCCTCACGATGACCGCCGACATCATCGCTGGCGGTGCAATCACGTCAAAGGGAGGGGCGCTCTATACAAGGGCCGGCGATGCCGCAGCCAACGCTCACCTAATCTACCAGAACTCGGCTGGCGCTCAGGCGGGGATCGCGTACTGGTCTTATCAAACCGGCAACATCGCGGTGCAGGCCGGCAGTCCAATCTTCGAGTTCGGCGCCAACGGAATTTTCAGAGGCAACGGCGGCTATCAGTGCAGGGCGGGTGTCGGCGGTGCCTACGCCGTCAACGGGTTCAACATCAACTATCCCGGCATCCAGCTGTGGATCGACGGCAGCAATTTCGGCTCGATCACGACCACGTCCGACTACCGCATCAAGAAGGACGTGAGCGCGCTGCC